ACTATGTCAGAGATCGTACCAATATATGCTGATGAACAACAAACTGTAGGAGGAACAGGTTACTAATGGCTAGAAAAAAGTATTTCAGATATGTACCAAACTTCGACTATGTAAGTCGTCTTTCTGGTTCTCAATCTATCTCTGATTATATTCAGACAAAGAACCTATTCAAGAGAGTCAAACTCTCTGATGAAATCTTTGAAGATCTTACATTCTTCACTAAGTATAAGATCAATTCAGAGGATAGGCCAGATAATGTTGCATACAAAGTATATGATGATGCAAACTTAGATTGGTTGGTGATGTTATCTAATAACATTATCAACTATGAATCTGAGTGGCCTATGGATCAGGTATCTTATAACAACTATCTGTTGAATAAGTATGGTTCATATGAAAATGTATATAACGTTCACCACTATGAAACTCAAGAGATTTTAGATAACAACAAACAGGTTATCTTACAGAAAGGATTAGAAGTTCCTGTAGATTTCTCTATCACATATTATGATTCGGCTACTGGTACTGAAAAGATTGCAAACAATATCACAGATGGCATCAGTAATCAACAATATGAAGATAAGATACAAGATGCTAAATCAAACATCTATCTTCTGAAACCAAACTATCTTCCTGTGATTCTTGAGGAGATTGAGACCCTAATGCCATACAAAGAAGGTAGTACACAATATATTGGTAGGTCACTTGTTAAAGGTGATAACATTAGATTGTATCAATAAAAAAAGTAATAGGAGCAAAAAAATACCAGGATTTTTTATCCCGGTATTTTGTAATCAAGCGCTGAATTTAGTTTCAGCTATCAGCTAACTTTGCAAAGTAGGACATGGGGTCATCATCTTCACTGTCTCCACTACTAGGAGGAGTGTCACTAGTAGTTGGTGTTGTTTTTGATGCCTGATAAGAGTCTTCAAGCTTTTGCATGACCTCTTCTTCAGTGACTCGTTTCTGTTCCGCTGGTGCGTAGTTATCATACTCTGTTTCTTGTGCTGCTTGACGTGTTGACTTTGTACCTAAAACATTATCAAGACGCTTTTTCAGATCATCATAGGATTTGAATTGATCTGGTGCAGTGATGGCAGTAAGAGAGTACTCTTTCTTCCAGATAGCTTCTAGTGCATCATCGTCATCCAAAAGAGGACCAACACTAGCAAACTCAGAACTATCATAGTTCCAATAACCTGCTACCTTCTTCAGTTTCAGTTTGAAGTTTGCTCCCTGCCAGAAGTCAAAGGGATTGATTGCGGTCTCATCCTCAAACTCAGGTTGCATTGCTTCCATGATCTTATCAAAGATCTTCTTACCGAACTTGTACAGGAACACTCCACCCTCATTCTGAGGATTAGCAGGATCCTTCACAACATAGATGTTGGCGTAGAAAGAAAGCTTACGTTTCTGTTTACGAACTGTATCTTTGTCTGCATCATTACCACTGTTCCACAACTCTCGGTTCAGTTCACCCAAGGGGTCTTTCTGTCCGATAGTAGTGAGTGAGTTCTCAATATACCACCCACCATTTCCTTGGAAGGCATGAGAGAACATCTTCACCCAAGGGAGATCTTCTCCATCAGGTGCTGGGAGGAATCGAATGACGGCATATCCGTTACCACTCTTATCCATGACTGGTTTCCATAGGCGTTCATCTGCTCCGCCTTGGCCACCTCCATTCTGTTTTTCCACCTCTTTCACTAGTTTGGCAGTAAGACTACCAAGAGATGATTGCTTCTTAAGGTCTCCGAAACCCATTTGTATACCTCGTATTAGATGTATTTGGCTTGTGTGTCGTGGCTTTAGGGATTGACTAGCCCAGTATTATTATAACCTAACTTTCACGAATTGATTTCTTCATGTTCTGAATAATGTTTGTCATATTACCAAACACATATGCAATGTCTGTATTTGGTGGAAATCCCAACATTATTGCCTGACTCATGATAGTTTCCTTCATTTCTTTGGCTTCAGGATCATCAGACAAACTCATACGTGTATATACAACTCTCTGTTTATCTAAAAGTTTCTCCAACAACTCTACATGATGAAGTTTATCTTCCTTATTCATGTTAGAAAAGGATTGTATCTTTGTATATACTTCTTCTTGAAGAATAGAAATTTCTTTTAGTTCTTCTTGAACAATGTCTGATTTAAAAAAGCTCATTCTTCTTCTTCTGTTGTTTCTGTTGGGGGATTGTTTGCTTCTTCAATTTGTGACAATACATCAACAGCACCAGATATTTTCAGGTATTGTGTTTTTGATTGTTCTAGTTCAGATTGAAGTCTTGTGATTGTATTTTCAAGTTCATTTCTTTGAGTAATCAAGTTTGTAAGAACTTCTTTTTGATCTAGGCTCATTTCAATACTACCTCTTTTAAAATCTTTTTGAATTTAAATACATCGATATTTAGGAAGGGACTATACTTCTTCATTTTCATACTCACTGATTCCCACACTGGATCTTTGAGAGAACCATCAAACCTGTCCTTGTATGAGAGTATTCTATCACAGATAATCAGGGTTTCCAAGGAAACCTCCTTACTGAGATGTTTCTTAAGAAGAATGGGGTGTCCCTTAGAACAATCGAATACATCATCAATCTTATTTTCACCGAATATCTTTTCACACTCTTCCTTGAAAAGATAACTCATACTCTGTTGTTTCTTTCTCCACTCTTGATAGAGAGTCTCACCTTCTCTTACCAAGTTACCAATCCAGATCTTAGAGTTATCATCAGACAAGGCATAGTTGGAGATGAATAATTCTTTTATCTCCTGATCATCATACTTCCTAGAGAGTTTCTCAAACCAAAACCTCTGTTTGTTTTTATAAAAGCTATTCAAACTACATCTCACTTTACCTTGATACTTTTGATAATCATAAGACTCACTTGTAAAGTGTCTTGATATACCAAGGTATGTTTTATAAACTTCGTAGTCTGTCACTTTAGGAATCATAAGGGGAGTTTAGCATGTGATGTNCGCTTGAGAAGATTATTTTCCATGGCTTCCACCTTGATCTTCTCTTTCAATGGTTTGGATATCAGTTTNGGAACTGATTCNACATCTAAGTTATTCTGTTCACAAAAGTGAATGATAGCATCAACATACTTCATCTCCTTTGAGTTATGAACTAACTTCTCAATCTCTTCAGCAAACCTTTGAGGACAATAGAACTTGCTCTCAAAGATCTCGTTTAGTTTCTTCTCTTCCGAATTAAGCATACTCTTTGAGTTTGGCGAGAACAAACTCGCTAATGTATTCTGATAGTAAGTTAATATACTTTCTCTTGTCATACTCTTCATAGACCTCAACTTCTCCATTCTCACATGTCATGATAATGACAAACTTCTTGACCATTATACCCTTCATCTCATACAACATACAAGCATATGCTGCACACTGGACAAAGTAGTCTTCAATCCATTCTCTTTTCTTAGGTTTGGCTGATGTCTTGAAGTCGATAACCGACAACTCACCATCAAACTCTGCAATACAGTCAACAGAACCAGCAATACCTAGTTCAGTACTGTATAATGCGGTCTCTTGACACAGAATATTATCAATCCTATTCAAGTCAGGTTTGGCTTGTTTGAATAGGAACTGAGACAAAGGAAGAACATCAGAGAAAGTATCTGAGTTGTTCAGATACTCCTCAATCAATGTATGTGCATCAGTACCACGATGGGTAGCCTTACGAGTAATGTTGTTGGCTTCTTGTTCACCAACCTTCTTTCTCCATTCCTTGAACTTGTTTCTATTCCTCCAACTAATCACGGAAGTGATAGATGGCATTCTTACAAGTTCTTCAGTTCCAAATACTTTATAGTAACGAACTCCGTCAATACTCTCTCGTTCAATAGGAACGAAAGGAACATCCTGATGATTAAACATTACATACCAAGTTCNAGTTTAGCAATGATGTACTCCTTCACGAGACCACTTCTGCAGATATCCTCTGCGTTAAACTCAATTGTATCAAAGGATGGCATGTTCGTCAAGATTCTCATGAAGTCTGCGATACCGTTCCGTTCGTTCTGTTTGGTAAGGTCAGACTGAGTTGCATCACCACAGAACATAATCTTGGAGTGCTCACCAATACGAGTAATCATTGAGTCCAGTTCATGGAAGTTCAGGTTCTGAAACTCATCAACAATTACAATCACATTGTCTAGTGTCGTACCACGAATGAATGANGTNGACCAGAAAGAGATAGTACCTTGTGCCTTCAGATTGTTGTACAACATTTCAAATGATGCNTCATCAGGCATCTCAAACATGTACTTCACCATATTCTTATATGGTATCTGATACAGAGATGACTTATCCTCATGGTCGCCGGGAAGGAAACCAATCTCTCTGGTAGGTACAAGGGACCTGACGATGTAAATCTTCTCGTAGGGTGACCTAGGGTCTAGAACGTCCAGAAGGGCGTTGTAGAGGGAGATAAAGGTCTTACCTGTACCAGCACAACCGTATGCAACAAGGTTCTGTTGACTCTTATACTTCTCAAAGAACAGTTCTTGGTTCTCTGTAATCGGTTCCACCTTCTTGATATAATCAAGATTGATAGGTTTCTTCCTCTTCATTGTCTTGTTGCTCATACCAAATGGTACTGGGTTGGTGTTACCAATACCTGCTTTCTTTTTTACAGCCATATGATGTTAATCGTAATGTTTTAGGGTACTACCGGGTTGTTGCTTAGCCTTTGTTATTACATCCTTCCACCCAGGATGTTTAGTATAGATTTTATTCAGGGGGTCACCCATTTCAATACCTAAACATGGAGCATTATCTGGAGTGTAATACCTTGACCAGTCTGGATTGTCTTCACACCACTGAGACCAGTCGTGAACACTCATCTGTATTTCTTTAGTCTCACCAGTGTCTTTGTGTTTGACGGGATACGTTGCCACATTACCTCCATAATGTTTGTGTTGATATTTATTACCACTCCAGAGCTTCTGAAATGATAGGAAATTGTTCTACAAAAATCTTCTTACATGAATTTGCAATATCCATGTGTTCTTTCTGTGTACCATGTGCAGAACGAAGTTCGATATAATGAATCCAACTGCGAACTGAACCAGTCATGTACATTCTGGTTGGTGTTGCAAGTGGCAATACAAAGCGTGCACATTCCTTTGCGACACCAGCATCCAACATCTGATTATAAAGATTAGATGCAGAACTGAATAGAGTAATCATCTGACGGTTGATTTTATCGACCACTTCAGGGTCAAGGTCATCAATACTATTCTGACGGTTCTTATCGTCCTGACGACGGAGTTCAGGAAGTTCAATCTCGGTGTTCAAAAGATTAGTACTTGCATACCTTTGTGAGAACTCTTGAAAGGTAAAACTTCTATGTCGTAATACTTGTGCTGCAATACCTCTCGTAGTCTCAATCTCCATAGACATAAATGCCTGTTCAAAGATAGACCAATGTTGATGTTTGATACAGTACTTCAAAAGACCTGCGAACTTCTCACTGTCCTGATTGTTTGGATTACTTACACGAGCACAATATGCTATGTGCTGTTCTGCGTCAGGTGTTACTGA